CCCCCCTCTTGTTTAACCAATATTTATCCGAAACGGAACAATACGAAGTTATTAGCTCCAAGTGTACAAACGCAACGCTCAGAAAGGAAGTTAACCTCCATTGCATCAAGGTCGCTTGTTTGAGCACCACCAGCAGAACCAGTAATCCAAGTCTTGTAACGACGATCTTCTGTTTCAGAAGCACGATAACGAACATGTAAGAATGGTCTCTTAGCGTTCTTGCCAAGGATTTGGTCGTAAACTGAAGTAGAACCAGCAGGAACTAAAAGACCTGTTATAGTACCTGTAGCAGTTGCAACAGTTTGGTTTAAGCCTCCACGCATTGTTGGATCGTTAAGGTATTTCCAGTCAGACTTGTAGAAGTCATAACCACGACGGAAACCTGTAAATCCAAGGTTCAATGCCATGTTGATATCATTGTCAAACAAACCGAATGAAGCTGCATTTGAAGAACCAGCTGCTGCATAACCATTCAATGTTGCCAACATGTTGTCGATGTCAAAGCTAAGACCACGATTTACGAATAAAGCGTTTTCTTCGATAGCACCTTGTCTGTCAAGACGAGATACAATGGTATCCCACTCAGCAAGAGATGTTGGAGTACCAGCACCCCATACGTTACCACGATTGTTTACAACGTAGAAGATACCTTCTGAACCAGCACCTACACCTAAAGCAGCCTCAGCACCTGAACCAGTTCCAGCAGGAACAGCTTCAATCATAGCAGTCTCAAGGTAATCTTCAAAACGAAGACGAGTTTCGTGCTCTGATTTCAAATACCAAAGGTATCCAGTAGCACCATTCTCAGTGGTTACTTCAACCCATCCGATTTGAGCCATGTCAGATCCGCTAACAGCGTACTTGTCTTTGATGATGATTGGCTTGTTAGAGAAGATTTCATCTTCAGCTTCCAATGAACCAACCATTCCGTTAGTACCTTTTCTAAATTCAGAACCGTATACGAATACAGTAAACTGAGGGTTAGTAGCACCTGTTCCAGCTACTACAAGACCAGTCGATTCATAGAATGCTACAGTGAAAGTAGTTGCAGTTGGAACGGCAGTAACAACACCTTTGTTGAAAGCACCAGCTGTTCCTCCTGTGGTTGCATTAGTTTGAATCATAACAGTTTGACCTACACGAATTGCAATGTAAGATACGTTTGTATCGTTTACAGTAAAAGTAGCTGTGTTAGCATTAGCAGCAGCAGCAGTACCTACTCTTGTGTATTTAATGTGAAGACGACCTTGCTCAGCCCATTTGATTTGGTCAGAGTTAGAAGGCATCTCAGCACCAACCATACGAAGGAATGATGCAATTGTACGATTACCATAACGCTCAAATTCTTTCTCGTAGGTATCAGGAAGATACTGATTCAAGAAGTTAAAGTTAGTGATGTAGTTTGTGGACAAAGCCACTTGCTCGGCAGCAGGCTGAAGAGCAAAAGTTGGTGAGCTTAATAAATTACCAGCCATTTTGTTTTAGTTTTAAAATTTTACAATCGTTTTATACTACGGATTTTAAGGCTTTTACCATGGTCAGGATTTACCGCTTTTACCTGAATACCATCCTTCAACTTGTTTACTTCAGGTGCTCTATTTTCGGTCATTTGAATATTCTTAATATTTTTCATTGTACCTTCAACAGCATCAGCCTGACCTTGTTCATAAAAGAACCTAGCAAACTTATCAGGATTCATAGCAATCGAAAGAGATTTATGATAGCCAACAGCGTCTTTAATTAATCCTTGATCATCCAAAAACTTGCTAATGAAGCTTAATGTATTAGACTGGATTTTTTTTAACTCGTTTCTATCTCCAGGATTGAAAGTAATTTTTTTGTCATTAATGTTAAATTCAAAACCTTTGAATCCTTCATCAAAAACTTCATTTGTTTTACGGTCAAACCATTGCCGCTTTCTTTCATTTTCCTGTTCAATAGTTTTCGATTCCTCGATATATTGCTTATAGCTTTCATATATTTCTTTTTCTTCATCAGAAATAGAATCCTGTCTTGACTCAAGAGGGATTCTGTATTTTTCTTTTTGAGAATTGAAATACTTTTTGGCTTCAGCAACAGCCTTTTTTCTTTCTATTTTTATTTTCTTAACAGTAGACTCATCATCAAAATCTTCATCATAACGATATTGATCCATTAGAATATCAATATCATCCTCATCAAGACCTTCTTCAGTTGATTGCAAATACTCTTTAAGAAGAGCGTCAGAATCAATAGAGTCAATATCCTTATTAAGTTTAATAAAGTCTTCAAATCCCCTTCCTGTTTCTTGCTTATACTTTAAATATGCAGAAACATCTTCAGGTAATTCAACAGCCTCTTTTCTTTCAGCCATTAAATCGTCAAAAGACTTTATCTCTTTGTTATATCTTTTACCAATATATGAAAGAACTTTTTCTTCAGTCAAGTCTTCAGAATCACTTAAGACTTGTTCTTGCACAGGTTCTTCTTGTGCAATTGGTTCATCTTGAAATTGCTGTTCGTGTTTGTCAAGCAACTCTTGTTCTACTTCTGCGACACTCTTTTGTTGAGTATCATCTAACGATCTTACTTTGATTTCCATTTAATTAAATTTTAGCAAAATTAAAAATTATTTTTGATTTTTTTATCGAGGTTCAAACTCGCCTAAATCAAACCCATCTAAGCTATCTTCGTTTGACTCAAAGTTGAGTGGTGGAAGATTGTTTTTTCGTTGATTTATTAGTTTTGACTGTTGTGTGTTTTGTAGGCTTATACGCTTTTCTTTTGCAGCTTCTCTTTCTTTTTCACGAGTATTAAGACTTTGGACCTCAATACCTCTAATCTGCTGATTATAGTTAAACTCTTCAGCCATTAGTCGTGACTTCATATCGGCTTCTTTCTGAAGTAATTCAATCTCAAATGCAATCTCAGCTTGTTTTAACTGCATTTTAGCTTGAGTTTCCATTTGTATCTTTTGCATTGCAGTTTGAGCAGCAAATTGTTGTGATTGAAGTTGTTGTTCAGCAATCATTGCTTGTTTTTGCATTACAACTTGATCTTCTCTTTCTTGCTTCTTAACTCGTTTCATTTTAAGAAGTTGATTAGCAATTTTTATATTCTTAAGCTCTCTGATGTCTATTGCATCTTCAAGGTTGATATCTCCTTTAGATAAAGCCATTTGAATATTTGCTTCAAGCTGTGCTTTTTGTTCTTCATCTGGAGACACCTCTACAAAAATTCCAAAATCATAGATATATAAATCACTTATATCATTCAATATAGATACATTATATCTTCCAATTTTATTGATAAAGTCATCTTTAAAATCAGAGTATTCTAATATATCAGCAATCCTATATGTTAATGCTTGAGCCAATGTTTTGTAAATAAACAAGCTTCCATCTAGTATATGTCTAGTGGCTGTGTTTGAGTTCAATGCTGCTAATTTTTGAACGCCAACAAGTGCATTAGGATCTGGAGTTGAACCATCCCTGGCTTCATTCAATCCAGTTACAGAGCGAAGCATATCCATATAGTGGTTATAGTTCGCAATAAGCATCTGTGTCTTGCTTGCGCCTGAGTTAGATGTTAACTGAGTAATTGGAACTCTTGCATTATTAAAGTCTCCATCCTGAGTATAGCTACGACCAATTACCGAACCAGTTTGGAAGTAAAGTCTAAGAGCATCCTCAGGATTATATGCTGCTCCAGTACCAAGGTCTACTTCATTTAATCCATCTGCATCAATAAATACTCCATCAGGAACAACTCTATTTATTACCTGTTGTAGTTTTAAGTGCGTGATTTGAATTAAATCGGCAAAAGGTATCATCCTTCTAACCAAAGACTCAATTACTCCTTTATACATTCTAGGAGCACAAGCAACATAGTTTGGTATAGCATGCTGAGAAGAAGATTTAGGTCTAACCATATTCTTAGAAAGTTCCCACTTTATAAGAATGTTGGTTCCCATTACCATTATGCCATTATACCACACATCAATGGTTTTCTCAATCTTCTCAAAGTTCCCTTCCTCCATCATTTCATTAGGAGGATTAAATGTATCATCTTTCTCAATAATACGAGCACCACCAGTCTCAAGCATTTTCTTTTTGTAAACTACTTTCTTAGTGGTTTTATAGTTAAAATATAGTAATGTACAAGTGTCTCTTGAGAATACACTATTCTCATAGAACTGAGCTACATTATAGTAGTCATACCAAGCTTGACTATACTGAGTAATTTCTTGCAAGTCTTCTTTAGTAAGACCTTGGTCTATCTTCATTAACTCAGTGATAGGCAATGTTTTAATTTCTCCCCAATAGAAACAATCCTTGAAATAAGGATCTTCAGTATAGCTGTAAACCACATTTGCAGGATCAACATAAGATATCTGAACTCCAGAACCTTGCAAAAATTCGTGCTTTGCTATAGATATACCAAGTACAGCAGCATCATAATTAAGTTGCTTTCTTATATTATCGTATTGGTTTTCTTCAAAAATAGTATTGATAGCTTGTTCTTCTGCAATTTCAATAGCAGGTTTGTAATTCAACTGCATATAAAGAGAAAGTTCTTCATCATTTTTTGGAAGCTCTTCTGGATCCATCATAAATGGATCATATCCAGATTTCTCTTTAATTATTTCAAGCATTGGCTTTGCTAACATTTGCCCTTCAAGAAGTTCTTGATACTTACTTCTCTTGGCTTGAGACATAGCATCTTGAGCATATGCTTTTACCTTGAATAGTCTGTCTGACATTCCATTTACAACAATATCAACAAACTTTGGAATGATAGGAACTGGAGTCCAGTCTAAGTTTAAATAAGACAAGTCTCCATCTATAGCCAACTCATTCTTATACTTAGCTACAGACTGCTCGCCTCTAGCATAAAGTCTAAGTTTATTAAACTCTCTCCATTGGCTATAATATCTACATGAGTTTCCATCTTTTCTAAACCACTCATACTGAATGGCTTGACCTACTTGAAGTCCGAATTGCTGTGATGCTTTTTCGGCATCAGTAGCTAACTGACTTGGAAATGCCGAAGATGTTATATCTATTGTTACGTTCTTCATCTAATTAATTGACTTATAGAGCCATCATTTGAATACCTTGCGAAGTTAATAATAATTTTTGAATCTTTTTTCTCAGGCAAATATACATGCTTCTGATTAGCCATAATAGCTAGACCAGAACTTATACA